AATTATAGAAGTGCTTATGACCAATTTATAAGTGCATCTGCAGACATAGATAGTAGAGCAAGTATGTTAGATGACGATTTAAGTGATGTTGAAGATTCTGCAAAAGAAATAGGAGTACCTGCAAAAAACATTCCTGATTGGTCAGAAGCTAAAGACCTTGTGACAAGATTACAAACTCTTGCAAATTCAATGAGAAAGTTATATCCATCATTATAATTAAATGCCTAAAAAAACTTTCTTCCCAAGTCATTCGAGTCCTAAAAGTTCAAGACGTGCTTGTTTATGTAAAGACAAAAATACTTATTCAAGAAAATGTTGTGATGGTTCTTTATGGGCGCAGGGCATAGGAGTTATATCAAGAACAATTTGAAAATGCAAAAAAATTAATTAACCACGTTATATATATAATTATGAAATCAACTGAAATGTTAAACCAAATCAAGACCCTTCTAAATATAGAAGTTAAACTTGAAGAACAAAAACTTGAGAACGGTACTCGTGTAGAAGCAGAATCGTTTGAAAAAGGTAAAGAGATATTCATTCTTACAGATGACGAAAAAGTTGCTATGCCAGTAGGGGAATACCTACTTGAAGCTGGTAGACTTGTAGTTGTTGCAGAAGAAGGAATTATCGATGACGTTAGAGAAGTATCTGACGAAGTTCCACAAAAGGAAGAAGAATCTAAAGATGAAACTGAAGATTTAGAAAAAGAAGAAGAACTTGTAGATGATGGAGAAGAAGCTGCAGTAGATGACTGGGCTGGTATGGAAAAAAGAATTAAAAATCTTGAAGATGCTATTGCTGACCTTAAATCTAAAGTAGGCGAAAGCAATATGGAAGAAGAAGTTGAAATGGAAGAAGAAGTTAATAGACAACCTAAATCCAGAACAGTAAAAGAAGAATTTAACGAAAACGAGCAACTAAAGGAAGAATTATCACAACCTGCTGCTGCTCCAATCAAGCATAATCCAGAAGCTGGAAATGCAAAAAGGGAAAATTTTAGAATCGCACCAAATAGAAAGCCTTCTACAATGGACTATATATTAAATCAATTAAATAAATAAAATTAAATAATTATGCCACAACCAACTATTACTACTACTTATGCTGGAGAATTTGCAGGTAAGTACATCGCTGCTGCTCTATTGAGTGGTAACACATTAAGTCAGGGTGCTATCGAAATTAAGCCAAACATCAAGTTTAAAGAAGTTATGAAAAAAGTTGTTACTTCTGGTTTAATTACTGATGATTCTTGTGACTTCACATCTGCTGGGTCTGTAACACTTACAGAAAGAATTATTCAGCCAACAGAATTTCAAGTTAACCTTGAATTATGTAAAACACCATTTGAATCTGACTGGGGTGCTGTATCAATGGGCTATTCAGCTTTTGATAATTTACCTCCTGATTTTTCAAGTTTCTTAATCGCTCACGTTGCAGAACAAGTATCTGCTAATACTGAAAGCAATATCTGGCAAGGAAATCTTGGTGGAGCTCAAGCAGGAGAATTTGATGGGTTTACAACTTTAGCTACTGCTGATGCAGACGTAATTGACGTTGCTGCTGTAGGTGGAGGAGTTAATTCAGGAAATGTTATTGCTGAATTAGGTAAAATTGTAGATGCTATTCCAAGCACATTATATGGTAAGGATGACTTACACATTTATGTATCACAAAACATTGCTAAAGCATACGTAAGAGCTTTAGGTGGATATGCTGCTATAACAAATGTTGCAGGAACTGAAAATGTAGGTTCTGTAGGTGCAAATGGAATTGACAATAGAGGAACACTATGGTATGCAGGAGGAGAAAATCTTTCTATCGATGGTGTAAAAATCTTTGTTGCTAATGGTTTACCAAACAACTACGCAATGGCTGCACAAAAATCTAACTTATTCTTTGGAACAGGCTTAATGTCTGATTACAACCTTGTTAAGCTAATTGATATGGCTGACATTGACGGAAGTAAAAACGTAAGAGTAATTATGAGATTTACTGCTGGAGTACAGTACGGAATAGGGTCTGAAATAGTACTTTATTCTTAATAAATTAAATTAACCAAAAATAAAGGGTAGGTGGGTATATGCTTACTTACCCTTTTTTTTATAAAATAAAATATAAACTATGGCTTGTACATTAAACACAGGGAGAAAGTTACCTTGTAAAAGTGCCTTCGGTGGCATAAAAACAGTTTGGTTTGGAGACTTTGGTGGTATTACTGGCGTTACTGTAGATTCAGCTACAAAGCAAGTAACAACTATTGCAGGAACACAACCAGATTGGTATCAATTTGACGTAAAAGGAAATTCATCACTTGAAACAACTGTAACAAGTTCAAGAGAAAACGGAACTACTTTTTATACTCAAACATTAAATTTAACACTTACTTACCTTGAAGCTAAAACTCAAGCTGAATTGCAAGACATAGCTGTTGCAAGACCTTATGTAGTTGTTGAAGATTATTACGGAAATCAATTTTTATGTGGACTTGAAAACGGAATGGAATTTGTTTCAGGAACTGTAGTTTCTGGAGCTGCTGCTGGAGATTTATCAGGATTTACTTTAGTAATGGAAGGACAAGAAGAATTAGCTCCTTACTTTTTAGATTCAGGATTAATTACTGCTGATGCTACTCAAATAGCACCTAACTAATATTTATTGATATTAAATTAAGAGCATCCTTTGGGGTGCTTTTTTTTTGCATTAATGTTTTCACAAAATAACTTATTTATTACGTTATATATAAAATGATTGTATTAAAGACTTTAACTACTGCTCAAAACTTTAAAGTAATTCCAAGAGTTTACGCTGATGAATTTACTTTATCTATAAGAGACGATAGTACAAACGTAAAACAAATATATGAAGTTACAGGAGCTATAACATCTGGAAATTATTTAACATTTTCACAAGCGTTTAGCCCTGTACTTGTTGAAGGTCATTTTTACGATTTAGAATTATATACAGACCCAAATTTTTGGAATACTAATTATTTTCTTTGGGAATTGTATAATGAATTTTGGAATGTAGATACAACAAACATTGTAGATATATTTAAAGACAGGATTTTCTGTACTGACCAAGAAATAGACCAAATGGATAATTTATATTATGACATAAATCAAGGTCAATACATAACAGATAATTCTTATAATAATGATTACATTGTAATATGAAAAAAAGAAAAAGAAATAGTTTAGGTCAATTTGTTAGAGGGTCTAAATCAGAAGTAAGTTTTGTAAATTTAAGTACTTATACAAGTCCTGAAATAATTGAAGTACCTAATCAAGATTGGATAGCTTATGGTGATGACAACAATTACTTTCAATTTTTAATAGACAGATACAATGGAAGTCCTACAAACAATGCCTGTATTAATGGTATTAGCCAACAAATTTACGGTAAAGGTTTAGGAGCTACAGATTCAAACAGAAAACCAGAACAATACGCTGAAATGATTACACTTCTAAAAAAAGATGTTGTAAGAAAATTAAGTTATGACCTAAAACTTATGGGTCAATGTGCAATGCAAGTCATTTATTCTAAAGACAGAAATAAGATTGCACAAATAGAACATATACCAGTTGAAACATTAAGAGCTGAAAAAGCAAACGAAGATGGCGATATTCCTGCTTACTATTATTTTAAAGACTGGGCAAAACTAAAACCAAGCGACAAGCCATTAAGAATACCAGCTTATGGAATGTCTAAAGAAAATATAGAAATATATTACATAAAGCCTTACAAGTCTGGATTTTATTACTACGCACCTGTAGATTATCAAGGGGGAATACAATATGCAGAACTTGAGGAGGAAATAAGTAATTATCACTTAAATAACATAATGAATGGTTTAAGTCCTTCAATGTTAATCAACTTTAACAACGGAACACCTAATCCTCAAGAAAGAGAACTTATAGAACAACGTATTGCACAAAAGTTTTCAGGTAGTTCTAATGCAGGTAAATTTATTTTAAGTTTTAATGATAATAAAGATGCACAAGCTGAAATAACACCAGTTCAATTAAGTGATGCACATAACCAATACCAATTCCTTTCTGACGAATCACAAAGTAAAGTATTAGTAGCTCATAGAGTAGTAAGTCCTATGTTATTAGGAATAAAAGACAATACAGGATTAGGAAACAATGCAGATGAAATAAAGACTGCTTCCTTGCTTATGGATAATACTGTTATAAGGCCATTTCAGGAACTTTTAATAGATTCCTTTGATACTATACTTGCTTATAATAATATTGCCTTAAACCTATACTTTATTACGTTACAGCCATTAGAATTTACAGACGTAGACAGAAGCGTACAAAGTGATGAAGATATAGAAGAAGAAACAGGAGTTAAAATGTCTGTTGAATTAAAAGAAGTAGATGGATATGAGGTTTACGAAACTAAAGA